GCCAGGCACTGGCCGCCATTCTTCTGCGATAATGTTCATGATTGCTCGATAACGCGAGTGATTCACGGGCTCGGTGGAGGGAAACCACGCGGGCCCACCCCAATAATAGCCGTTAGACTGGCTAAAAGAAGCAGTGTCGAATAGATGGCATGAACTCCTGGGCTCTCATTCAAAATTACGCAAGGAAATGTGGCGCTCGGTTCCCGGAGCTAGTAGCAGCGCAATGGGCGCTCGAGAGCAATTTCGGTCAACACATGTCCGGAAGAAACAACGTTTTTGGCCTGAAAAGCGATGCGGGCGATGGTTCTACCGTCTCGACGAAGGAGTTTTACGATGGGCAGTGGGTGACAATTAGGGCGGGCTTTATTGATTTCCCTTCCATTGAAGCTTGCATCGAATATTTGGTCACTCGCTGGTATAAAGACTATCGCCATTTTAAGGGCATCAATAATGCCCCCAATCGCTATGCAGCGGCTCGCATGCTTTATCAGCAGAAATATGCGACGGACCCTGGCTATCCGGCAAAGCTTTCAAAACTGATGAAGCAATACGCTCCTGAATCTACCACTTCCACCATGATTGGCCCCAAGAAACGCCCGCAAGATTTTGGCTTTAAGCAAGGCGACTCACATCTTGTAGTGAATGACGCCAGTGAAACCATGAAAGCTTTTTCTTTTGAAGGGAAACTTTTATGGGAGATTCCTTGCTTGGCTCGCGGGCAGTACAGCGATTTTGAATGGAAGCTGCAAAATTCTGATACACCGCCTGGACTGTATCGCATTGGCACGATTTATAAAGACTATGAAATCAATGGAGACAACGCAAAATATGATCGCACGTTGATGGCCTATGGCTGGTACAGTCTTGATCTAATTGACCTCGAAGGTCAAGAGGGTGGCAATGGCAGGGCAGGTATCATGATTCACGGTGGTGGATCCGCGTGTGGATGGCCAGGGGCATGGGCTCCAAGGCAAAAGCTATTTCCAACTCACGGCTGCGTTCGCTGTAAAAATATTGACCTTCGAGACAAAATTTTGCCACTTACTAAAAAAGGAACAATCTGGGTGAGCGTTTGGCAAGAGAGTCAATGAGCCAGCAGGAATGGTTCCTTGCGCTGTGCTACGAGCTAGCGCTTGAGCTGGCCAAGCAACGCCCTTCCATTGCCTCTAAATGGTGGTACAAGCAGCTTCTGGAATGGTGCAGGCCTGCATGGGTGGAATGGAAAACAAGGACCACTCTGCAAGCTGTTGACAAGCAGGCCGCTGCTTTGGTGGAACAATGGGAGAAAGATGAAAGGGAGCATCGCGCAGAAGCACTCGCCTCTAAGGCTCAAGAGCTTTTTCCTAAAGCTACAGTCACGCCATTGCCAGATGCAATTGTCCCCAGCGTGATGATCGTTCACGAGGCTCCAGACGACGCTAGCGATGCTATTAAAGCCCTCGGTGCCGAACTGCGCATCACTTGGTCTCTTGATGGTCCAGGCCCTTCCCAATAAGGTTGTGCAGGGTCATGTAGTGATCTAGCCCATCCCCATAGTCCAAGCCAAAAATGTCATAAATGGCCCAGCGATAGGTGCCCCTGTCTTCCACTTCTGCTTTGTGCATCAGTTTGCAAATTTGACGAAAGGCTCTTGCTTTGTCTTCATGGTCAAGACTGTCCCACCAAGCATCGTCTTCTGCTTGCTGCTGCTTTTGAAAAGCTTGAAAAGATTGTCGAAGCTCTTTGATTTCTTCAGAATCCAACCAACTCGTCATTGCCACCCTTCTGCCGCAGCAACTTTACCACGTAATGTCCGCCATTTTTGCACTTCCTTTTCGTGGTAAGACAACCATTCATCAATGGCGGCGGCAATGGCATTGTGGGCTTGGTCGCAACTATCTTCGTTGCACATAAGCTCCCACAGTGCTTCGCTAATTGCTTCCTGCTGTTGCTTGAAATGGGTGTCCATGGAAAAGAATGGCCCGTTGGTCAAATCATACCAGCTCTCTCCAGCCAATCAATCCTGTTGCTTCTTGTGAAGTGCTGCATTGAATGGTGAGAACAAGCACGTCGCTAACACCAGAAGCGTTGGTGCCAAGTGACAAGGCAAGGCCACTCTCGGGATTAAACTCAATATCGCTCCTTCCTGCAATCAGTCCCCCTCCAACAATGGTGCCCCCAGAAAACGTGCCGCTGGCCATGGTCTCCACGTTACCCCTGCCGTTCTGAGCCGTTGTCCAAACGCCACTAATTGTAGGATTAAGCCTTAGTCTCCATTGTGCTACCACATTCGTCCCAGGTACGCCACCAAGGGCTGCATCTATTTGCGCAGGTAAGATTACATTGTCCGTGCGACCACTTGCCATGCGGATGGCTGCCACCATAGTTTCCGTGGAAATAGCAGAGAAATTATCTACGCCGCGACCAGCAATATAAATGGGGCCAGACGGTTCATAACCTCCTTCGCTCATCACTGACGAACAAATTTGCTTCATCGTGGCAGACGAATTACCAGTGGCGCCAATGCGATAGGACAATGGCAAAATAGCTGTTGTCATATACACCTTGTCAAGCGCGTTGGCATGGTTGAATTCATGACAATAATAATGCTCTCCATCTTTAACAAAACCTACTCTCACTCTTCCCACGCCAAGCCATTCCAAATCGGCCAGGAAAATATTTGCTTTTGAAAAATCCAACCATGAAGCGATGTCAATATTCCAAGAGCTTTGATCAACAACTGTTTCAACTGCCGCTCCGCTTGTATAGCTGCGAATGACGAACTGAACCGTGGTGCCACTAGCGCGCAACATAACGCCATTGTTATCGTCAAACAGGCCTACTTCTTGGATTAAGCCTTCCTGTAGAGCGTTGCCAGCAAAGCTTTGCAGGACCATCATCGACTTGCCTGGCTGATAAGGGAATCGCCGCTTTGTGCGCCTCAGTACGCTATCCCCGGAAGCCGTGACACTCATTGCCACTGAACTTTCATTGATCAAGTGGGAAGACGTGCCACTGGCAGTGATAATTTCGTTCCATTTCCTTGCGTCATCATTATGACGAAGAGTGCTATCAAACAAAGTAAAGGGCTCACTCACGCGAGCCCTTCCAAACGCATCCACTGCACCGCTATCTGGACCTTGTTTCAGAATGCGCCCGCGATGATCCGCTTCAATAGTTGTTTCGAACTGTTCGCCGCCGGCAATAATCTGACCCATGACTAATCATCTTTTCCTCCATTGTACTCTTTTTTATGATATGCCTCTTCATATTCAGAAGCAATGGAAAGCATCGCGTCAGTGATGCTTTGCGAGGCATAGCCACAGCCCACCATGAATTGATAGAAAGCTCTTGCCATCGCGGGGGCGGCATCGGCGCTGTAGGTGTGGTTGATTTCCTGATACGAACATGTATCGTGCATCACGCCATCATCGGAAAAGCGATGGGAAAAGGAAATTGAATTGACGAAAGCCATGGAAGAAGGGCGCTCTTTTCAAGAGTAGCCACGACAGGACCGCCTGTCAAGGACGCTAAGGAGCGAGGAGTCCGAGGCTTTGTAGCGCGACAATAATACCACTCACCGCTATTCCCACTTCGTCAACAGATGAGCCCCCGCTAGGAATGGTAATGCCAGATGGCTGTGTCACTGCGCTAGCCCCGAAAAAGCCTAGGGTCTCCAGGGCCGTGCCAAGCACAAAACCACTACCAGTGGAAGCAGTGCCAGAAAGTGTGGGACTGAGAATAGTACCGCTTGAGAGCGTAGAAGAATTGATAGTGGTGGAAGAAAGAACGCTCTCTTCTATCGTGCCTCCAGAGATGGTCGGAAGGGTGATAACACTGTCGAGAACGGTGCCTGACAAAACGGCCCCCGAAATAGTGCCGCCAGTCAAATTACAGCCAGAGATAGTAGAGAGATTAATCGTCACTCCAGACAGCACCGTCCCTTCCATCGTCCCTCCAGAGACAATGGGAGAAGTGATGGCGCTATCAATAATCGTGCCAGATAGTACAGCTCCTGAAATGGTGCCACCAATCAAATCACAGCCAGAAGCCGTAGAGAGATTGATTGTTACGTTGGAAAGCACTGCAGCCTGTACAGTCCCTCCGGAAATAGTGGAAGAAGTGACAACACTATCGAGAATAGTGCCCGACAATGTAACGCCAGAAATGGTGCCGCCAATCAAATTGCAACCAGAAATAGTCGTCAGATCGACGGTACAAGCAGACAGCGCAGTGTTTGTAATTATCGAATCTTCAATGCTTGAATTGTCAATGGTGCAATTATCAACAATGGCATTTGAAAGGGCAGTGCCGTCTGCAGTGCCGCTCGTTAGCGTAGCACTTGCAATCGTTCCATCGTTAATGGTCGGAAAAGAATAGATGCCTCCGCTAATTGTTGCATTATTGGTTGCATTGCCAGAAAAAACAGGAGCAATGAGCGTCAGGCCAGAAGCTTCTGATTCCCACAAGGCGTCATAATCAACAACGCTTTGCTTGACAAGGATTTGCCCTGCAGTGCCTCCTGAAGGCATGGTGTCGCCGCCAATCGGCCCTTGTACTCCAGGAATGGAAAGCGCAAGATCAGTGGTTTCGCCGCTAACAATGGTGATGATAATGTCGCTCATGATCAATTCCTAGAACAAGTGCCTGAAATGGTGCAGGCTCCTTTGAGCCAGTAATAACGATCGCCAGATCCCGCCGTTGCGCTTACATCGTATTTATAAGATCCTGGTTCTAAGCCGCTTGTTGTTGCTGGAGGCAAAGTGAGCTGAAACACTCCACTAGCCGCGCTAATAATTGTTGGAATGAACGTGGCCACCTGCTCCCCATCAATGGAGCCGCAAATATCACTGTCAATGGTATATCCGGAAAGATTAACGGGAGTGCCACCACTTTGCGTGACAGTTAGCTGCATTCTGTATGTAGCATTTTGCAACACTACAATGTCATACGTGGCGGGATACAACATCGCCAATGGCCAATATTTGATTCATTCTAACCTTAAGCAAAGCAAGAAAAAAGAGGGCTTTCGCCCTCTTCGTTTTAGCCTTTTCCTTGACCTCTCAAGAGCTTGCGACCATGACTTGGCCGACTGTGCTGGCCATTACCTTGTCGCGTGCGCTTAGGGGTGCTGATGATGATGCGCTTGGAGCTGGATGCTCCTGCTTTGCTTTTGACTGCCACAATGGGAAAAGAGAAAGGACTAGCTTAGCCTTGCCAAGGCACGCCAGCGGCTTTCGTGGGAGATTGTTGCTCGTCAATTTGCGCTTGAAGGGCGGCTTCAATTTCCGCTACTTTCTCTTCACCAAACTTGTCTTTCACCCATTGCACCACGATTTCTTCCGTGAGCTGACTGAATGGAATCATTTCGTCCTCAGGCCTCTCCAGTCCAAGACTGCCATAGGCGCCACTAGTGTACACACCATTGTCGGCATTAATGGTATAGTGCGCGGTAAAAACAAAACCGTCGGCCGTTTCCCTTTCGAGGTTGGCGATCGCCCATTTAAATGTAGTAGCCATGGAAAATCAATTGACTTGAGACAGTCTACAGCACCGGCATCTCATATTCTTTTGTGGTGTTGCAATAGTGCTTGAAAATAATTTCGCTGGTATTGCCTGCCCAATTCGCTACTTGCGGCACAGGGATTCCAGCCTCAATCCATCGACTGATGGCAGTGTGTCGACAATCGTATGGCCTGTACAGGTGTGAGATTAAATCGCATTGATGCAGTGGCTGCAACTTTTTGCGAAAATAGCTCTGGAAGGCAAGCCTGTCCCATGGAAAAATATATTCTTGTTCTTGTGGGAGTTTCGATAAAATTTCTTGACACCTTCCGTTCAATGGCACCCATCGTTTCTTGTTGGTCTTGGTGCTATCTTTTAAGCCATGGGTCAGCGTCCAATTTTGATGCACTAAGGCTTTGTTGTCCTTGATGTCACCCCAGCGCAGTGCTCGCACCTCGCCGGTTCGCATGGCCGTTTGCAACATAAACTCTGCATACCAAGCCCAATTCACATTTTTATAAGTTTGCTTCGCCTCCAGAGCGGCCAGCACAAGTCCGGTCTCATTGCGGGGGATCACAATGATATCCTCGTCCCTTTGTGGGGCTTTAGGCATTTTGAAGCTGACCAAGGGATTCCTGTCCAAATACCCCACATCCTCTTGTGCGGCCCAACGAAACATAGTTTTAGTGTACATAGCTACGCGACGGCTTGATAACACGGGTTTTTCGCCCAGTACCCAGATCATAATTTTGCGTGCCTCTGTTAGCTCTTGAATCGGACAGCGCTTCAACCACTTGGTTACCTGGCTGTAGTCAGAGGTCAAACTGGTGGGACATAAAGAAATTGAGCGCTCTTCCAAGAAGGCGCTCCAAAGCTCCGAAAGCGTAGTAGGCACTGGTCGAGTTGCGCGACTTTAGGCACACTACTCAATCAAGCCAGCGTCGTCAAGCAACGCAGATCATTGAAGGTGACTAAGGGATTTTGCGGAAGTCATCAAGCTCGGCGTACAGAACCGCAGCGGCGTTCTCCCAATACTGATGATCATTCAACCAGGCGGCTATTTCTTG